AGAGCGGAGAGGTTTTCAGTGACGCCGATCTGATAGAGATTGTCCACTGAATATTCCCGGCTAATTCCACGTCCATCTTTTACTTCATTTACCCAGCCGTAAAAGCCTTGCGATGCCCACCACCGAAGGGTATTCACTGGGATGTGCTCAAAAATTTTGTTTGTCTCACGCTGATTAAAAATCCGGTTCTGCAAGATTTTGCATATCTGGGCTGCCCTCCTTTAATTTTTCTGTAAAAACTTTATGTGCCGAACTATACAAATTGTCAATAATTTTCTTGACACCCATGGCCTTCCGATCTATTATAAAAATGTCGAAAACACCAAAACCGGGAGGCCCACCGCTAATGGGCTATCATTTTTTCTGCGGTTTAACCTCTAAGAGATATAAACCCCCGAGTGTCCCTGCGTCCGTGAGGCCAGGGCAGGTGTGTTTTGGCACCTGCGACAGCACTCGGGGCTTTATATTTTTGGAGGGCAACTCATCATGGCAACCGAAATCATCCGGCAAGAGGCGTTCGAGGACATGCAGCTCGCGGTCATCGAACATGAGGGCGAAGAGTGGTTCTCAGCGAAAGATATCGGCCAAGCTCTGGGGTTTTCAGAACCTCGAAAGTCAATCATCAATATCCTCAACAAAAATCGGGGTGAATTTGAAGGGCTTCATCGCGTCACTAAACTAATGACGCATGACAAAGACGGGGTATCCCGGAAGCATCAATACCTCATCTTCAACCTCCAGGCGGTCCAGAAGTTCGGCTTCTTCGCCCAGACGCCCCGGGCCAAAGCCTTCCGCCACTGGGCCTCGAAACTCCTGGCCCACGGTGTCCAGCAGATGAAGACGCACATCCTGGCCCTGGAGGATCTGGTGCAAGCGCAAGCGGACGGGATGCTGGCGGCCAAGGAGCACATTCACAAGCTGGAGACGGCCAAGACGCAGGCCCGGAAGCAAAAGGCCCTGCCCCCGCCCCGGGACCCGCACTTCATCAAAGTGCACCGCCAGGACCTGGCCCACCTCCTGCGCTGGGCCGACAGCCGGGACCCCCGCTCCAGCTTCATCCTTAAGCGGCACCTCCGGACCCTGCAAGAGGACCGGCGCCTGGACCTGGACGCCGAAGACTACCCCCGACCCCATGATTCCCTGCTGACCCAGGACAATTTCCGGGACAGCGCCGTCTGGCGGCTGCTCAACACCCTGGGCAAAGACGCCGAAACCCGCCAGGCCCGCCGGGAAGTGAAATACACCGCCCTCTGGATCACCCGGCTTCATCACCTCTTTGATTCCCTCAACCGGGACCTCGCCGCCTTCCAGGGCATGATCCACGAACTCCCCCTCCACCTGCTGGACACCGAATCCCGGTAGCCAGTCCTTCCCCTCGCCGGAGCCTGCAAGGACTCCGGCTCTTTTTCCGCCAATAAATATACATTAAGTCTCGCTTGACATTCGGTATAATATACGGCAAGAATAGTTTTTAATCATGGAAGCGCCGGCATTGAAACCGAAGAAGAAGAAAAAGAAGCCGAAGAAGGCCAAACGCCGGGGGCCGCGGTCGAAATATGACCCTGAGATGCACCCCCAGCTTGCGAAATGGATGTGCCGGTATGGATTAACCAATGAAGAAGTTTGTAAAGAACTTGGAATTGCTCACAAAACCCTGCTCCAATGGGCCAAAAAGCACGAAGAATTTGGTAAGGCCATAGCCATAAATCGACTTGCGGTTGATTCTGCGGTAGAGGACTCACTTTTAAAGCGCGCTCTTGGATATGACTATGAAGAAACCAAGGTAATCGCCACGACCACTGAAGATGGAAAAACAAGGCCATTGCGGGTTGAAAAAACCAAGAAGCATATTCCTGGGGAAGTCAGGGCGCAAGAAATCTGGCTCAGGAACCGGATGCGTGACAAATGGACTATCGATAGCCAAAGCGGCAACATCTTCAACATCATGAACGGCGTCTTAATAGTCCCCGGAACCCAAAACCCGGAAGATTGGGATGCTGCAGCCCAGCAAGTCCATGAAGACCAGATCAAACTCCTTAGCCAAAGCTAAGATCAACCCCATTTGGCGGCCTAACCCAGGAAGCCAGGTCCTATTTTTATCTTGTCCCTATGTCGAAGCTCTTTACGAAGGGACGAGGGGACCTGGGAAGACGGATGCCCTCTTGATGGATTATGCCCAGCATGTCGGTGTGGGGTTCGGTCAACATTGGCGGGGGATCATCTTTAGGGAAGAATATAAGCAACTGGAGGACATAGTCGCCAAATCAAAGAGGTGGTTCTTCCAGATATTTCCTGGGGCCAAGTTCAACGAAGGCGATTATTTCTGGGCATTCCCCAAGGGTGAGCGACTTTATTTCCGCCACATGCAGCGCCAGGAGGATTACTGGAAATACCACGGCCATGAGTACCCATTCGTGGGGTGGGAGGAATTGACCGTCTGGAAGGACAATACCTGCTATGAAGATATGAAGGCATGTTGTCGCTCTTCTTTCCCAGGGATGCCCCGGAAGATCAGGAGCACGGCTAATCCTTATGGCCGGGGTCATGCCTGGGTTCGGGCATATTTTATTGACCCTGCTCCGCCAGGGGTTCCGATTACCAATGAGGAAGGTCAGATAAGAGTCCGCATCCGTGGCGTCTATAAAGAAAACATCCATCTCGAAGCAGCAGACCCGGATTATATCAAAAACATCAAATCCAACCCCGATCCGGTCAAAAGGAAGGCTTGGCTGACAGCAGACTGGAATATTGTTTCCGGCGGCGCCCTGGAGGGCTGCTGGGAGCCGACAGTCCATTGCGTCAAGCCCTTCACGATCCCGGAATCCTGGAGGAAAGACCGGTCTTTCGATTGGGGGTCCTATCATCCCTTTGCGGTCGGCTGGTGGGCCGAAAGTGATGGAACGACTTTTGATTATCACGGCCAGCAGCGTTCTTTCCCCCGGGGGTCGGTGTTTCTCTTCGCCGAATACTATGGCTGGAATGGCAACCCAAATCAGGGCTGCAAGATGCTGGCCGTGGAGGTCGCCCGAAAAATTCTCGAAATTGAGAAAACCTTTCTATATAAAATCCTTCCCGGGGCTGCTGATGGCCAGCTCTGGAACGCCGAAAATGGAGTTTGTCTCATCGACGACTTTAACCGTTCCGGGGTCCGGTGGTTTAAGGCGGACCAAAGATCCGGGTCAAGGAGGTCCGGTCTTGAAAAATTGCGCACCATGCTCAAGGCGTCCATGGCCCGGGCGCTGCTTATAAAGTTTGGCCAGTCCCTGCCTAATCTTTTGGGGGAACATATCAAGGCCGGCACCGTGTATCAGTGGCTTGCTTCTGTTCTGCCAAAAGCTGGTAGCAGTCTGATAATCGAAGAAATTGATGCCGAATTGGAGCCAAAAGGGATCATCGACAGCATCATGGGTCTCTCCGAAAGCCCAGGGCTTTATGTGTTCGATACTTGCAGGCACTGGATTAGAACGGTGCCCGGCTTGCCAAGAAACCCGCGGGACATGGATGACGTAGACAGCGAGACAGAGGATCATTTTTATGACCTCACGCGCTATCGCATAATGACAGCACGGCCCATCACCACCAGCCAAGAATTCATCATGTAAGGAGGCCCCGCCATGGCCGATGTCACCACCGAATTGCAGGAATATAAAGACCATCAAGCCCGTCTGGAGTTGCCCAACACCCTCATGGGCGGCGCGACGGCCATGCGCAACGCCGGAACCAAGTATCTGCCCCAGGAACCCGCCGAATCCACCAAAGCCTGGGAAATCAGGCGGGACCGCACCTCGTTCTTTAACGCCTTCAAGCGCACCCTGGAAAAACTGACCGGCGAGGTTTTCTCCAAGGACATTGCCCTGGGCGAGGATGTCCCGGCGCAGATCATCGAGTGGTGTGAGAACATCGATCTTCAGGGAGCCAATCTATCACGATTAGCCAAGGAGGTTTTCAAAGCAGCCTTGAAGGATGGCGTGACTCATATTTTGGTGGATTATCCGCAGACTGACGGCAGCGAGACTCGGGCGGATGAACAGGTTAAGGGTATCCGGCCTTATTGGGTTCATATCCGGGCTTCCCAGGTGATCGGCTGGCTGCATGAAATCGTGAACGGCAAGAAGGTCTTGATGCAGGTGCGATTCAAGGAAGCGCACCAAGTCCCAGACGGCGATTATGGGGTCAAGGAGGTCAACCGCATCCGGGTCCTCTGGCCGGATCGGTTCGAAGTCTGGGAGGAGCAGGAGGAAAAGGGCAAAAAGAAAGTTTGGGTCCTCATTCAGGGGGGGTCCCTAACCCTGGGCTTCATCCCCCTGGTGACCATCCCCTTCGGCGAACCCCTTTCGGCCATGACCGCCCTTCCGCCACTGGAGGACCTGGCGGAACTGAACCTGGCGCATTGGAAGCTTGACTCCGATTATCGACAGACCCTCCATCAGATGGTGCCGATGTGGTTCGGGAAGGGGATCACCGATGCTGAGGGGAAGGCCTTGGGTGAAGCCGATAGTAAGGTTGTCACCGGTGCCGGGCGGCTGATTCACAGCACCAATACGGAAGCCGACCTCAAAGGCATCGCTCTGGAAAGTGGCCCCGCCGATGCCATGCGCCGGGAACTGGATGCCATCGAAGAGAAAATGGCCCTCTTTGGCCTGACTCTGATGCTCCCCAAGACCGGCCAGGTGACCGCGACCCAGGCTGGCCAGGACAAGAGTGAGAACGATTCCGCTCTCCGGGGATGGGCGCTGGTACTGAAGGATTGCCTGGAACTGGCCCTGCAATATACCGCGGCCTGGGCCAAGCTGGACGATAGCGGCGGCACGGTGACCGTCAACACCGATTTCCGGGCCTTCTCGGGGATTGATTCCACTATCCTAACCCAAGCCCTGGTTGCCGG